ATACTATCGCGTCCTCCGCGGCCTTCAGTTCCGCGGCCTTCAGTTCCGCGGCCTTGGCCTCGCTCATCAGATAGCCGCCGCCGAAGATGGCCTTCTTCACGGCCTTCTGCGAAGCGAGCCTAGCTGTGAATGCCACGTCCGAAGCCTTGACACGGAAATCCACGCCAGCCTTGCCGACCTTGTTCAGACGCGTGACGGTCAACAATTCCGGCGGATACACATACTTCGGCAGATGTTTCCTGCTTTCGCGCCTAACTCGTTTCACCGCATCGTTGACCAGCTTCGTTAAATCAAGCGCGGTACGAATCAGGTCATCGCCGAGACTCGTCACGAAGCTTGTGTTGACGGTAGCGCCGTTTGCGTACTCGATAGCGCAATCAGTGACCAGCATATGCGCGCCGTTGCGCGACGTGCTGCTGAAAATCGTGAGGTTCGGAGCGAACAGGAAGAACGGAATATCATTATCGCGATAGAATTCGCAGATTTTCGACAAAATCGAGAACGGCGGATTATCCACTACCACCTTGCCGTCCGAATAGTCGAACCGTTCGTAGTCGCCGCCCGGGTAGAATGGACGCACCACCTTGCTGGGGTCGATGCCATACTCACGGCATGCCCAGTCCTTTATCGTCTCATACACTGCGGGGGGGGGTGTAGCAGTCGTCCGTGGTCTTCTTCGGCTTGAATTTTTCTACGAACCCGTCATAATCGTTAAACGTTGCTTGTCTTGCTTTCATTCGTGGCCTCCTGTCTGACTCAAGAAAACAATACGGTAGAGCATATACGCGCGGCAGTTGGGACACTTGAGCATGACTTGCAAACTATGCTCGGTAGACCCCAGAAACCTCCCGCACTTTTTGCATTTTATATCCATTCAGGCCACCTCGTATGTCTGGGTGCAGCGACAGCGCGGGTGAGCCGCCGCCGTAACCATCGAAACATAATCGTTAGTGAAGGTCTCACCGTCAATATCCACGGAATCACCCTCGTCCATGAAGCTTTCCGCGAGGCCGACCACCTTGCCGTCCATATGCTCGCAAAATGGGCACGGCTTCTGCTCACTGCCAGCGTCAAGACCGCTAGTATGCCAGACCTTTTTCAAAGTCACGCCGGTTTTCTTGCTGAGATTCTGCGCACTGTAGAGATTGCCCAAGCGTTCCGCATTCCGCAGTTCATTCCCGGACAGCAATTCGGCTCGGTCATCGTCAAGCAACCCGTACAATTGGTGTACAAGTTCCTGATAATCTAGCTTATCCTTGATGCCTTGCGCGATAATCTTGGTGATACTCTTATTGGCTGTACCAGTCACAGCGGCCACAGTCTTGGTCAACTGCTTTCTGTACGCCTTCTCGAAGCTTTCCGGCAGAGTCTCCCAACCGACAAGTTGGACAATCTGCGAGGGCGTCCAAGCGTCCAAAATCTTGGCAATATCCGGATTAGTCTTGGCTAGTTCCTGCATGGCTTGAATAATGGTTTTACCCGTGGAGTTGGCGTATGCGACTATTTCCGGCTCATACACGGAGAAAAGGCCATCAACGAGTTCGGCTTGAATCTCGCCACTATCCACTTCGGTCTTGGCGAAATTATGCGCGGCCAGATTCAAGTCGATTAGGTCACGATAGTATTTGCGGACTAGCTTAGCCGCCTTGCCTACCGTGGCATCCTCAACGTCCGGCTTGACCGGTTTCGTGTTAACGTCATCGTTTTTCGCGGCCTGAATCTGCGGCACAATCTGCGGGGCTTCCGGCTTCACGAAAAGAGACGGTGTGGCCGGTTCCAGTTCCAACGCGTTATATTCATCGGGCAAGTGCAACGCCTTCACAGCGGTTTCCACACTCGCCCCCGCATTGATAAGCTTGATAAGCGTTTCGACTTGTACGGCCTGCGTGTCGGCCTGCACCTTGCGCACATCCGTCTGTGCCGGAATATCAAGGGTGAAATTTATGCCGTATCCAAGGCCACCTGTGATTCGGTCAAGCTCGAACTGAAACTTATCCCACACCGTCATGCAGAGCGGTTTCAAAGTATTTTCAATAAAGGCACGTTCGGCCTGCTCGGCATTGGCATAGGTCTGCCCATTATCGATACCGCGCACAATATCCGGCACCGCGAGGGCGCTTGCAAGTCGGCTATTAACCACGTCATTAAGACTGGACAAGTCGAGTGAATTATTCGCCTGCTGGAAAGGCACCCACGCCAATTTACCGGTATCGGACGGCTTACCACTCAGAGGGTCTACCGGAATCATGTTATAGACCACGCCGTTATTGCGTCCGGCGCCTTGGAACGCCTGCTCAAGCTGATTCTTGGTGCGGGTGAAATCGTCTGCGGTAGCGGACACAATGCCCATCATGCCCGCGGGGACAGCGCCGTTAGCGAAGAAGCCACGCTCGTAATCCGCTATCATATCATCGACGTTTGCCCACTTGCGGATAGTCTGCGCTGGACTGATACCACGCGACGGGTCAAGCGGATGCGTGGAATAGCTGAGCGCGATAGTCTCGTCACGAGTGAACACGCGCGTTTCCAAACGGCCATTAACTGACATGGTTACACGATGCGTCCAAGTCGTATGACTGCTATCCCACTGCCTACTATCTTGTGGGAGGAAAGTATAACCAGCGATATTGTCCGGCGTAATCTCGCCGCCCGGCTGAATATATCCGCCTTGATTCGTCCAGATTAGGATATCAAGATGCGACTGGGTGAGAATGCTATTGGCGATGAATTTCAGGAATTCAAGGCAAGAAAATTGGTCGTTAGGCGCGTACAATGCTTTAAGCGCTGGTGGTGCCGGGTTGATACGCTCGCCCTGAACGTCAACCGCATAAGGAATGATAGTTGCGAAACGTCCCGCAATGGCGTTGGAATATGGAAAAATTTGCGCGTAAGCGTCATACGGTGGAATCACTTGCGTTCCACTGCCGCTAACCCTAGTCCATCCTTCAGTCAAAGCGGGGGACGTTTGACGCGTGAAGAAACTTCTGATTTTATATCCGAGTTTAGACAATGTTACCGTCTTTCAATAGGCTTATTGATAACGGTTCCCATTATACTAGGAAAGCCCCCGCCATACCAGCGAGGGCTTACCAATCAACCAACCGCCGGTAAAGAAAAAGGACCAAAGCTTTACCGGCGTTCTCTATAATACCTCAACATCCCAACTTGTCAACTTAACCGGCGTGTACACACTCAATAGTGTAGCGTCCGCAAGGTCAGGTGAGCCAACATTATTTGCCGCCTTGTAATCCGCTTTCGCTTGCACTTGACGTTGATTCTTTGTGGTCAGTTTCCATTCACGCGTGCTTAGTTCTTCGAACAAATCGTTTTTATCGGGCAAGGAGTTAATAAAATGTATGTCACCGTTCGTGAGTTTTTCCGCGAAAGTAAACCACATCTCACTATTGATGTTGGGATATTTCGTATTGTCTTTCGCGCGCGACGCGGAATTAATCGGCTGGACGGGCAACCCATCGGCAATAAGCATGTCGGTCAGGCCACCGCCTACGCCGCAATCATCGATGTTGATAGCAATAGGGTTATATCGGTCTGCCAGTTGTCTAATGGCCTGTGCTGAGTCCGTTAAACGCGTGTGGTTCCAGCTAATTAAATCTATGATGGTACCGCCTTTGTTGACTGCTACCGCTGTTCGGTCGGCTCCAAGTCGTGCAACGTCAACGCCGAACGTTATGCCCCCGTCAGGCATGATAGTGTTTTCAGCTGACTGCAATTGTTGCCACGACATAATACGATTAAGCACGTTATCAGTCGGTTTGCCCTCCCAGATGTGTGCGAAGTCGGGAGACCCTTTAGCCTCTTGCACTTGTTGTAATACTTCCCGCGGTAGCAGTCCGGCCTTGAGCGCTGTACGGTAGGTGACGTGCTTGTGGATGGTTCGCGCCTTGACTTGTTCGTTAGCATTCCATACGAAGCGTTGCATAACCTCGTCTTTAGTGGTCAGCGGATTCATGGCGAAAATAATCGTACTGTTTTCCTTGCGGATAGTCGGTAGAAGAATATCCAACGAATGCTTCGAGATGAATTGCGCTTCATCGATGAAACAAACGTCAATACCCTCCAAACCTTTGACAGTGGTTTCGGGGTCATTATGCAAGCCCTTGAAAACAAAGCTAGTACCGTTCTCGTGCTCTATCGCATCTTTCGTGATAGTGTACCCATCAAGATTCAACAGTTGTATCGAGTCTTCTAGACTCTTCTTCACTGATTCATTAATCGAGTTTTGGTACTCTCGCGCACATAGAACACGGATAGGCTGGACGGCTCCACGCAATACTAACGACTGGCATATGGTAGTGGTTTTACCTGAGCTACGCCCACCCTCGAACACGTAATAGCGTGCGGGAGGGGTGAGCGAGTGAGTCCACCAGAAAAGGCTAGCGTAATCGTCTGGAATCTTCATACCACGTATTCTAGTAATTGATATGGAAACGCCCCTCTAATCGCGCGAGTAGAGGGGCTGTGATTTTACTTTACATGCCATGAGATTATCACACGCATAAGTTGCAATCTCATGCCAGCCAGTGCTTCAGGCTGGGAGCATTTCGGCGCATTCCATTATCTCTCATGCCAATAATGTTCATAGGCGCTCGGCTCGGGGGGCTGACGGGATTCGGACCCGCGACATACAGACGTGACATTTAGCCATGTTGTAACACGACCAATAACCGCGTCCCGTTCTATCCACTGAACTACAGCCCAAGCAACGACATAATATGCGTATGCTCATATTATGTCTCGCTCTCCCGTCTGGACTCGAACCAAAACAAGCAGTTCCAAAGACTGCCGTGCTACCCATTACACCACGGGAAAATTGGTTAGCTTGGATATTGGCGCTTACCGCCGCCATCCTATCGACTGCCAACCGTTGGCCGGAGAGCACATGTTACCTCACTATCGACCATGCTCGCTAGCCGCTCTTTTATATTTCGTCTGAGTCACTGCAAGAGTAGTGTAGTCAACCGCCTAACGCGTATCCTAGGCTCACGTTAGGATTGCGGAACGTGAGGGATTCGAACCCCCGAACCGTTGCCAGTTAGCACCTTAGCAGGGTACCCGCTTAAACCACTCGCGCAACGTTCCAGCCCCGTCTAGTGAAAAAAAGAAAAACCTAGACGGGTATTAAATTATTTATATATAGATGGACGTCAATCCTGTTGACAAGAAATAATACATTGTCTTGCGCGATAATGCAACTCAGCGTGTCGCAAAAATCAGCCGATATAGCGACGGTTGAAATCTTTCTCACGCCAAACAATGTACATACGGAGTATATACGCCTTTTGGCTACGTGGATATGCTTTCATCAATCCGGAGCGGACGCCATTGATATTACGTCTCACCATGCGGATAGTCTTCGAGCCGCGCGTAAGCCGCCAATTATTCCACAGGAACCGGCCAAAACGAACCGTTGCATAACTCATGTCTTCCGCTGGATGCTGGACGAATTCAAGCCATTCTCGCACCGTCCAAAAATCATTCTTCATCTTCATCACCTTTGACAAACTCGATATTAATAGTTGGTGGAACATAGCCGTTAACCGTCTGTTCGACCGGTTGCAAAGCCTTGCCGTCAACCCTATCAACGGTATCTACAAGTTTCTTCCACCCTTCATCTTTCTTCATGTCAAGGACGGTTTTCAACGCGGCTTGTTGAAATTGGGTAAGCTCCCCTGCTTTGGACTTCAAAATAATTTTTTGAAGTTCTATATCTGTCATGCGGCCAAACTTATTAACGTTATAGGTGTATGAATCTTCTTTCCTCCACCTACCATTACACGCGTTCTCTGGATGGTCACCGAAACCACCCTTGCCTGTCGGATTGTTAACCATTCCTTTTTTAACACCCATCGTCAAAGTCCTCCAATTCCATTTGCACACTATGCGGCTTACGGTATTCCGCAATCATGGATTTTATTTCAGGGTCATTCAAGTCAATCGGCGTAGAATTATGCGGAATACTCAACGCTTCCAGCTGTTTCCACGTTAAACTCATAAGCCTAACACCTTTAAAATGAGTCTAAACAGCATGATACAAGCAAGCATCATCACCAACGCAAAATCAACCAGCACTAGCACGGCAGTGATACTGCCAATGATATGGCCGATGTTCTGTTTAAGCTTCTTCATGTGCTAATCCTTCGACTGTGATATGTGCGCCGATGTGAATCCCAGACGCGTATATTTTGGTTGCGCCTAGGTCAACCACCTGACTATCATCCACCCACACTCCCGCATCAGTCAAGGCGTCCAACACGGCACGGCACAGCTTGTCAATATCAGGCGGAACGGTAGGCATATGACGTTTCACGGTTTTGTGCCGCGGCATGAAAAACGTGATACGCACCGACACGGGCACATCCTTGTCAAACTGCGTGAATTGTTCACGCTTCATAGCAATACGCGCATTGTCGGACACGAGGTTACGCCACGGTTTCTCACGTTTACTCATTGGGATGGCGTGCCCACGCACGAACCGGTAACTACCCTTGGGCGCTGGAGTCATGCCATACGCGTTAAACGTTAACGTTTTGGTTTTCAAAATGCGGTTTCACCCCAAGCGTCACTATTACCGAAATCGTCGAAATTGGACGGACTATTAGCCGTCTGCGGTTGTTGAGTCTTCGGCGGACGGGGCGGATACACGGTAATCTGCGGGAATCGAGCGTCGAAATACACGCGCGGTTGCCCGTTCTGGTCAGTACCGCAATTGTAGTTGAAAGCTGTTTCCAAACGTACTTCACTGCCCTTGTGCAAGACTTTTTGCAAGGCTTGCGCGCGGTTGATATCCCATTCCGTGCAACGGATGAAAATCTGGCAGTCATCCACATACTGGTTGGTCTGCTTATCCTTATGAAAGCCGTTACCGGCCACGGTGAACTGTAGAATCTGCTTACCCGTCTTCGTCGTCTTCAATTCAGGCTCACCGGTAAGCCTACCGTGTTCGATTAGCATAATAGGGTCGTTCATTTGTTTTGCTCCAATCGTTTCGAACGCTTATATTCGCGTATCTGCGCTAAGCGTTCCTCGTATTTTCTGGGATATTCTTTTTTGATTCTCGCGTATTGTTCGCGGTCATGCAGTAACCGTTCCTCGCGGTGGGCTTGATAGTATCGGCGTTTACGTGCCCGTTCAAGCTCGCGTTGTTGGGCGGTTAGTGGACGTTTCCGTTTCGGTTTCCGGAATGCCTCTATTTGTTCTTGCAGTGGGGAAAGGTCATAATCCTGCATCTGGGTGATGTGCGCTTTCAATGCGCATTCAATTTCACCTTCGGCAGTCAGCCTACTCACTTACGCCGCCTTAAATACAGCTCGGTCTTTAGCTTCTATGGCTTCGACCGGGATACGGTAGTCCCTTTTAACCTTGATTGCTGGAATTTCACCGTCTTTGATAAGGCTGCGGACGGTTTGCGTTGTTACTGCGTAGTGTTCGGCGACTTGTCGCACTGTGTAATATTTCGTCATATCTCATAGCATACACGACATTTCGACAAATTGCAACCGTATCGCAAAAGTATGGAAAATATCGCTTATATGTCTACCCTGCACCACATGCAGTACTACCCTGCACCACATGCAGTACTACCCTGCACCACATGCAGGGATAAGTATAACCATAGTAAAAATAACCAATGGAAGTATAACCATAGTAAGGAAAAGAAAATACTAAAAGAAAAAAATTTTGCAACGTCGTCAATCTTGTGTTATAGTGTTATCTATGCAAGATATTCAAGGGTTTTGTGCTATGCGCCACTGGGTCATCAGAGGAAAGCACTTTGATAACACTTTGGAAAAACTCGTCTACATCGTTCTCGTCGACCACACTGACGATAACGGGCAGTGCTTCCCGTCAGTGTCCACGATAGCCGCCGAAGCAATGTGCGGAGAACGTAGCGTCTATACCGCGCTGAAATCGCTAGAGGCCAAAGGGCTTATTACTCGTGAGCCAAGATATGCGGCAAATGGCGTGCGTAAATCAACCGTCTACCATGTGACCACCGAAGAACGCAATGTCCAGCCTGATTTCTCTAAGCCTGATACGTTTGATAAAACGCTTTACCAAGCTCCAGAGTCGACTACCACGGTAGAACCCACACGCGAACCCGAACCGACGGAACCAGCACCACACAAGCGCGAAGAATACCCGACAGCGTTCGAACAACTGTGGACAATCTACCCGAAGCATGTGGCCAAGATGGCAGCTTACAAGGCATGGCGTAAAGCAAAAGTAGGTATAAACAGTGCCTTCCTCATAGCCAAGGTGCAGGCATTCGCCGCACAATGCGTCAACACGGAAACGCGGTTTATCCCCAATTTTGCAACATGGCTCAACGGGGAAAGATGGAACGACGAATACCGTCCAGACCCTCCGCGAGCACGCAAGCCCGCCACGAACGCGGAACGTAATATGCAGAATCTAGCCCAAGCGATGCAGTCGCAAACTGACCTCTTCGGCTTTCAGATTGAGTCCGGCGTGTCGCGTCCGTAATCATATATAATCGATAATGTAAAATAACCAACAAATGAAAGGGACATGACATGCCAATAAAAGTAAAACACCAATCATTCGCAGACTGCGAAACACTGACCATTTTCGGGGCAAAACGAGGCAAAGGCAATTCCACGAACCTCGTGCGAGTGCAATTCAGCGACTTGGACGATTTGAAAGAATTCCAAAACGAGTTAAATAATCTTTTCCCCGAAAACGTCACCATAGACGAAAAATTCAAAGAACCAAAAGAAGAAGGATACTACCTCTCCCAGACTGGAATACTTCTTTTAAAAGATGAATGGGGGTGGAGCGTCATACGATTCAAAGACTCAACTACACCATACTTGGCATGGGACCCAACCCACTTACATTTAATCAACGAGAAATGGCAAAATGTCATCGAAAAATTAACTAAAGTCGCACTACCACTAACTCGTGTAAACATTACCCCGTTTTCAGAATGAAAGGACAGAAAAATGAGTATCACAGTATCCCGTTGCGCTTACCAGAGTGGCGTCAACATCCTCCGCATCGAGGGTGTCAAAGCGGCGACTATAAACGAAAATCTGAACCCACAGTCTACAAAGTGGCTAGATGTTGAGTTTTATTCAACGGAAGATTTAATGGCACTCCAAGACGAATTAAATAAAACATTCCCGGAAAACATCAGGCTTGCAGGTAAGTTCAAGGAACCAGAAGAAGCCGGCTTATATCTTACTTGTACCGGGATGCTCCTATATAGGGATACGGAAGGCGATTGGAGTATCAGAGCATTCTATAACGGGGAGCCATGCACTTACCCGTCGCAAGTGAACGTGTTAGGGGAAAACGAAGAGGATTACGAAACCGATTGGCTCAAGATAGTCAAGAAGCTTGGAGCCAAAGCGTTCCCGCTAACTCATGTGAGTGTCACCCCGATTTATAAGTGAAAGGACAAAAATGATTAAAGTAACAGCGTACACCAATCCTGAAAGCATTGTTATCAACTCACTGCGAGACTTGGCCGCCACTACAACGGAAGACGGATGGAAGGTGGTGCTAAGATTCCGGGATGAAAACGAAATGAAAGCATTGCAAGCCGCTCTCAATTATCGTTTCCCGGAAAATATGAAAGCAATCGAGGAAATGCCCACAGAAGACGGCTACTACCTCACCCAAACCGGCACACTGCTCTACCGTGACGGGGCTTGCGATTGGAGTGTGCGACGCCCAACCGTTGAGGACGGGCAGTTTGAAACTGTGCCTATCGCGCGTGTTTGGAGTGATGGATTATCCGCGTTGCATGTCACATGGCCGCTTGTTGTGGCTACTTTTGGTGCTGATGCGTTCCCGCTAGTGCCAGTCAAGTTCGCTTAGTGATAACGGTTCTCATTTATGCCCGCTGATTTATTTCGGCGGGCATTTTCTTTTTCCGGCGTGTCGCACTCAACAATAATGTATTATGTAATTACCAACCGATAGGAAAGGAACCCAAAAATGGTTAAACTTCAACCGTACAATCAAGGCGAATACATCTGCGACGCATACGTCATTATCGACGAAGAAAACGCCACCGCATACGTCCGCAACGTTGACCACGGAATCAACTTCGACATTAAGAATCTGAACCGGACAGGAGGTATTCTGTTCACCCTCAGACTTGAAATGCTTAAACGAGGATACAGACTCGGCAAATTCAAGCCGGATTACACCACCGATGGCGGCTACAACGTGGAAGTCTACGAACGCAAAGCCTGAAAATACTTATACTAGCCACGCCCGCAAGAGCGGGGCACCCAATGAAAGGAAAATAAAATGCTGACACTATTCAACGATATACCCCCATACGACATGCATTCCGTCGCAATCTGCGTCAAGCAAGAAGATACGGCAATCTTCGAAACAGCGTTAACAGTACAAGACAACCAAAAAATAGCACGCTACAGAGTATGGATATTGTCTTGGAAAGGCTTAGAAAACCAGCAGAGAAGCGGAGCACAATCTAAAAGTTACATGATGGATGTTGTGGCCCCCTCAGACTGGACGATTGATAAAGTCCACAATACGATACTCGTGTATCTTGCCGGTATTAAGTGGATGAAAATGTCCAGTGGCATTCAATGGTTACACGCGGATTATCAGCCACAACTTCACGACTCAACACAAGAAGACTTCATTCTTTACCTTGACGATTTTCTGGACTCAATCACACCGCAATTTTGAAAGGAAGCAATCATGGACAACGTTAATCATCCAGCACACTACACCGACAACACGAAGACTTGCAGAAAGCAGAATGGTATCTACAGAGGGCTATCGACAATGGTGAGAAATGCCGCTTGCAAATCGATGGCAAACCATTGGACGCGCACAACCTCACGCAAGTGGGTAAGTGCTGTCTCTACATGGACAACATGTTAGACCTTGCCCTCCAAGCCACCACCTATGCGGAAGGTCTCTTCTGGCTGTACCTTAGAAAAAGTGACTTGGATGGCATGTTGAAAGTCGTGAAATTAATGCAACTTGAATTCAAGGAATCGAGAAATGAATAAACTGCAAGTGCAAGCACTACTAACTTATGCCAGCGCCTTTGATAACCGTCTTGTGACCGATATGCAGGTGGCCGCATGGATGGAAGCGTTAGCCACTGACATGCGATTGGACGTGGCGAAAGAAGCCATACGCCAATTTTTCGCAAGCCCGGAATATGCGAAGAAGCGGCCGTATCTCATGCCCGCCGACGTTAACAGCTTTTGGGCCAAGTGGAAACGTGACCATAAGCCTTCCGAAGCCGACATTACGCGTGAAATGCGCGCACTGGGCATTGAGGGTGAGGCGAGTTGGGAGTATCGGCGGAATCGGTTGAGCGGGCGTAGTCTCGATGAAGCCGCACAGTCCGCTAAACGGTTCCGTGGGCTTGATAGCGCGCGTGGGTTGAGTCGTTTGGGTGAGATTCTGCCTAGTTCGGCGTGTCGCACTCAACAATAATGTATTATGTAATTACCAACTAAGAAAGGACAAACCAAAATGACCACCGAAAACCTCCGCTTCAACCTCTTCGAAATCTTCGATAACATGATGGGCACCAAGAAGAAGCTCTACATCACTAAAAATCTTGACGTGTACACTACCCGCAAGGGAAACATACATCGAGTAATTCGCGTTCACTGGGAAGTCGCCAAGACCGACGAAGAACTTCGCAGGGATTACCGCAAGCGCGGCCAACACTATTCTAGTCACTGCTATGAGAAGCTTTTCCCATACACCACCGAAGGAATGTACGATGCGATAGACTACCTCGACGCCCTCCCCGAAAACGCATTATAAACGACATCCAGCCCCGCCCACGCGGGTGGGGCACCATTAATGAAAGGAAACAATAATGAAACTCGAAGAAAAATATATGGCAGTCCTCAACGAAGTCCCCAACTTCGTCACCGACCTGACAGCCAACGCTGGACAACGCACCTACAAGTACCTTAATCTTGCTACCATTCTCAAAACCATCAAGCCTATTTTCGCCAAGTATGACTTGGCATTCCGGCAGGTGGTATGCATGGGCGCGGTAGGCGACAAAGTGAGCTACGGTACGGTAGAAACAATCATTTTCGACGCCGAAAAAACCCTGAACGTGGGCGACTATCCATTCATTGTGGTGCCCGACCCTCAGGCAATCGGCTCCGCAGTAACCTACGCGCGACGCTACTCCCTCTACGCCGCCCTTGGTATCTTCCCAGACAAGGACGATGACGGTGCCGCCATGCGCGACTATTCCACCCCAAAGCAACCACGTAAGGCCACGGCACAAGAAGTCAACGAACTTAACGACATGGCTCAGGCCGCTGGAACAAATCTGGGCTTCTACGTCAGCGCTCTGGCATCACAGTTCGGCCATGAGGTGCGTAAGCCTCAGGACTTGACCGAGCATGACGTTATGCTTCTCCGTCAGGCTATCAACAAGGGTGGCAATAAGTGAAAAAGGTTGCTATATTCTGTGGCTTCTTAGTGCTTACGATTGTGGCCGCTGTCGCTTTGGGAGTGGCATTTCAATGCGAGGATAGTCTTATGATTCTTCTCGCATTGGCTAACATCCTTATTGGTTTGGCGGGTATTGGTTTCGTTGTCATGGATTATCTCTAGTCCGGCGTGTCGTAACCAAAACTGTTGTATTATGTAATTACCAAACAAAGAAAGGACAAACAAAATGGAAATCAACCTCAGCACAGCAGAAACCTACATCGTCAACTACCTTCAAAACAGCGGGCAGGATGATGGCGATTGGGATACCTACGGAGCCGCGAAAGACCTCCGCACCATCTGCGACATGAACGGCTACACCGATTATGAACAGGTAGACCCCGACGAATTCACCGAACTCCTCAAGGAACACGCACTCTAAACCAAACCACAGCCCCGCCCGCAATGGCGGGGCACCATCTAACGAAAGGAACAATAATGAAAGATACAATAACCCTCACCCAATACGTCAGATTCCTCAAAGAGACACTAACCAAGCTTGACAAAGTGGCCGAAGACTCACCAGACATTGAATTAAAAGACTACACGCCACAAATCGCAATCTACCCAAATTCCAGAGAAGACGCACTAGACTTGCTCTACTTGGCTGAAATCGAACCGACAATTCACAAAAGCATCGTGCGAGGGCAATTCAACATTGTCAACGGAATCGCATACGTCCACTATGATGAAGAGATTGCGTGAGAGAGAGGATAAATGAGACTCACACTATGGCCGGGAGCCATGCCCATCACATTCAAAACCGTCGCCGGAGAGCGAGAATACCGAATCAAGGAAGACGTTTACGCCTACCTTATCCAGTCAAAAAACGGCAATCTATTCACGCTCAACCACGAAAACAATCTCCGCACCGTCAACAGTCGAAATACTTATCTTGACTCTTTGGACGATAGCGAATTGTTGAAATATTTGCGCAACGCGTTCGGCATCAGCCAGCGTGAGTTGGCGAAAATGTACGGTGTTAGACAGTGCCAAGTCGCGCATTGGGAAACCAAGTTCCGACGCATCCCGCCCGCACGACGGCAAAAAATAGCGGACACACTACTGAAAGCATACATGCTCGCAACAACGGAAAACGGATTACCGGTAAGAAAGGAAAACTAAAATGAAGATTCTGAACGTTTCTCAAGCGCAGGACACTCAAGCATGGTTGGACGCGCGAATTGGTAAAATCACGGGCACCAAAGCCGGAACACTCGCGCTCGAACATTACGCCCAAAAGGACGTAGCCAAACTCGAAGCCATGGCAGACAAGGCAAAGACCGAAGAAAAGGCCGAAGAATACCGAGCGAAAGCCGAACAAGCCAAACGAGATAACGAACGACTAAAAGTCAACCTCGATTTTTGGCAGTTCCTCGCCGACATGATTGCGGAACAGCCGGACGGGGAACCGCCAATGGAACGCGGTCACCGTTTGGAAAACACTAATATCATGATGGCGTGCGAAAAATTCGACATTTCCCCCGACGTTGTTGAATTCGACACGGGAATGTGGGTAAGTGACGTGGATGACCGAATTGCGGTCAGTCCTGACGCTCACGCCAAGCCGCGAATCTTTAACGGGCTGGAACATAATCCCACGTTCGCATTCGAAGCGAAAAGTCTGGGAACGAAATACCATCTTCAAACGGTTGTTCCATTCCGCGTATACCAGATGCTCAACTATTCGGAAACTCCGAATAGTCAGCGGAATGAATTGCAGTCGTTGGCCCTCAAGTTGTTCCCGGAGATTCTGGAAACGCGTCGGGAGTTCGACTTCATTCCGGAGCAGTATCAGTCTCAAGTGCTTCAGTATTTTGTTGTCAACCCTGACTTGCACACGGTGTATTTCACCATGTTAGATGATAGGGTGTATGGCAGTCTGCAACATGAGGTGTTCGCGGTGGAACGGCAGAGCGTTGCAAGTGAAATCGAAGCGCAGGAGACAAAGGAATTGCAGACATTGGCACTCATTGACGGACTGCAAAAACTGGGAGGTGTGGATTGGTGAGCATTTCAAGACGTGTCATTTACGCGGTTTTCGATGATTGCGCGGGATGCAAGCACCGGGAATTGATTGACGGACTACGAAAAATGGTGGTGCGAATCAAGAAGAAAACGGGCGTTATGGTTGCTCTCATGGTAGTTCAGCCGGGTAACAGTCGTTACTGGACTTTGCGCAAGGCTCACAAGTATTCTACCGCGCCTTTTTTCGTGTTTGATGGAGTGTGCTACCGTCATGTAGATGCGCTTGAGGTGCAGTGCTTAGCGTATTGCAGTCGATGAAAATTCAGGGAATCTACGAAGAAATTTTGTAGATTCCCTTTTTTTATTTTTCGGCGTGTCGTGTACACAAGTAGTGTATTATGTAATTACCAAACAAAGAAAGGACAAACAAAATGAACACCGAAACCAACTGCTTCAAGGGATACAACATCAAGGCCACCACCAACGAAGACGGCACGGTAAACGTCGAAACATGGTGGAACGAGAACACCACGGGAGCATGGTGGAACGGTACCGAACATGCACAAGGCAAGTTCAACACCAGAAAAGAATACCTCAAGTGGCTCACCGACAAGTTTGCGGAAATCATCGGAGAATGACCACCCCGCCCCGCCCGCAAGGGCGGGGCACCAATCGAAAGGAACCAGCAATGAACAAAAACGACGGCTTCGTGGCAATACTCTTTCTCTTCGGAATCGTATTATCCGCGAACGAAAACATGAACTTCATCAATATTATCGGTGTCGCGTGCATGCTGGCGGCACTCTACGTCTACCGCAAAGGAGCAAAGAAATGAACAAGGCAGTGCAGGCCGGACTAGTCGCCGGGTACCTCAATACTTGCATCCAGACAACGGACGGTTTCGGCATGTCCTTAAAGAATGCGCGCAGAGTATGGTTAGACGCTCTCAACACAGTCGAAACGCAGTACGAAACGAAGGGGCAGAGACGCGAAGCACTGCAAGCCTTCAGTCTGCGTAATCTCGCTACATGTGGTTGGTGTCTCGCACCATTCATCACTTTCCCCGTGTGGCTTCTCATGGCGAGGAAGACTGGATTACGCGGCTATATGACGGCAGTCAGCGTATGCGCGTTCACTCGACACATCGCGGAAATGTACTAAAAAGGGGGATATGGTGAAATATAGGAACGTTGACGCTTACGATTATCGCGTGCAGTCTCATTATTCGGAAAACGGTGTCGTATGGGAGGTATATGAGAGGACTAGCGACGGTTGGCAGAAGCGCAAGCGTGGCTATGACAAGTGGATTGCCGAAGCAAGGGAGAGAGCGCACGCGGTTATTGTTCGGCTTGCTGAAGTGCGTTATGGCGCTGATTATCGCGTGTCCCGGTTGGTGCCATTGAAGTATCCGATGTGTTGGGGCGTGTTTGTCGAACGTCGGCGTGTCGCATAACCAAGTGATGTATTATAAAACTATCAACCAAACAAGGAAGGACAAATCAAAATGACCACCGCAACAATCAACATCAGCTACTTCGACGGAAAACAAACCATCGACATTCCAGAACTTGACGCCTTCTACACCTTCCACAGTGAAGCGGTGGAAACAAAGAACATTCTCCGTTCAATACGTCGCAAATGTGAACGCAAATACGGCTTCACGTTCGGACGCGTCAACAAGTTCCATGAAACCAACTATGACACCACATATGAAGCACAGATTGAAGAACTCTGCGACTGACACCCACGCCCCGCCCCGCAAGGGCGGGGCACAACTAACAAAAGGAATAAAAATGTATGCAGTAAGATTCAACGGCGTCGATTATGTATGCGCCACATTCAGCCAAGCCGTAGCAATGGCAAGAAAAACAGTGGAACACGGAGACGTCGCAACCATTTTTGATGACGAAGGCGAACAAGTCGCATCATTTCAACCAAGGGAGGAAACAAAATGAAAAACATACGATTGGTACAGCCGAAACCCTCAGCAAGAACGGCTACGCCATGCTGGAAGGTCCACTCGTGCAATTAGCAGAATTTTGCGCGAACCAAGTGGAGGAAGAATGCTAGCGAAAGAGGGCAAACCAAAAGAGAAAAAACCAACCGAAGAAACCCGGCGCATAGTATTGGAACGTGACCACTACCGGTGTGTGAGATGCGGGCGGGACGTGAGATACACACCATTCGGCTACTCCATCCACCACCGTAGACTACGCTCGCACCCATACGCTGAAATGCATTCCAGTCCAAACCTCATAACCCTCTGCGGGTCAGGCACAACCGGTTGCCACGGGTGGGTACATGAGAATGTGAAGGAAGCCGAACGACTGGGATTAATCGTGTCAGGTTTCGCCAGACCTGAAAACATTCCAGTGCAAACGTGGGACGGGTTGAAAGACATTTAAAAAAGGAGAAGCCGCACGGTGAAAGGAAACCGTGCGGCTTATCAATGACAGCACTAAAAGTCAATCGCCAAAACTTTCAGCACCTCACATTATACTAGGCCAACTTATTTTCGTCAACAAACGTTTTGCCGAGTTTGCCGCCCATCACTTGATTGACAGCAGTGTAAACCGTCTGCGACACACCAATCACAGCAACAAGTAGTACACCCCACGTATAACCGTGGTTGAACCCGCCCACAGCCGCGATAGCCAACATGCCCAGCACGACACTGACAGCGAGACTAAACAAGGCGGTCATATTATCCGGAAGAACAGGTTTAACAACCTGCACGAACACGGGAGCAACCAAACCGACGATAGCAACCGCGATAGTCTCAGCCTGCGTAATATCCATAATTTACTCCAATCACCAATACAAGGTTTCGCCCGGATAAATCACGTTAGGGTTACCAGAACGGTAACCCTTAATCTGACTTGCATTAATCTTATATCGCGCCGCGATACCGCTCAACGTGTCACCAGACCGGACAGTATAACGACGTGCTCCCCCCGTGGAAACGTTAGTCCCTCGACGGCAGACACGCTCACCCGCATAAATGATATTCGGATTGCCGGAACGGTAGCCCGTCCACTCATTCCAACTACCACCATAGCGTGATGCAATCGAACTCAACGTGTCACCAGACTGGACGTAAACGCATTGCGCGGAAGATTGAGACGTACCACAGCCAAGACGATTATTAACAATCCTCATGACAGAATCATAATAGCCACCCAGCAAGGCGCGGCGTGTCGCACCATTGCCATATTTCCCGGCTATCACATCATTTGCCATCTGATTCACGTCACCGTTAGGTGTGGTGTTCGGCGTATCATGCTTCACCGTAGTAGTAGTGGTGCCAGTGTTGGCGAAAGAGTTCGGCACGCACCCACTACGCTCACCACAGGCAATCCGCCCCCAAGCGGTCTTATCCCCGAAGAACAAGTCAAGGTCAAGGAAACCATTATAGCCACTCAACATGCCATGAGACGTGTATTGCAACATACCCTCGCCAGCACTGCCAGCATTCCACGGCTGAGACTGATAGCCAGTGACGGCATTGCTCGCATACTGTGCCTTCCACAGCATGCAATGTTGGCGCACGTCTTGCGGAATCTGCCACACGGCGGACGCTTGCACATAAACCACAGGCCAGACACTAGTCCGGTCATGCACGCGGTTAACCCATTGACGCACCCAACCGCCATTACCCCATGACGCGTTACGGTAGCTTTCCCAGTCCAATACGAGCATGGAACGGCCAACATACGAGCCGATAGTGTTAACGAAATAGTCGGCTTCCGCAATCGCACTGCCACCATTCGCATAATGGTACAACCCATGAATCTTCCCGGTTTCGATAGCGCCAGTAATCTGGCTAACCCACGAAGTGTTAGTGAAGTCCACACCCTCGGTGGCCTTGACGATAGCGAAATCAGCCGGGATAACGCGCGTAATGTTAGCCGGTTGCCAACCGCTCACATCCACACCGTTCATGTCCGCCATAGCCACGCTAGGCGCGAGCATGATAGCTGTGCTCAATGTCAAACCGGCAACCGGCTTGACCATGCTCCGCTTGATACGCTTATGCTTCGGTGTTCGTTTCATTTTTCCTCCCTACTACTCGCGCAAGCACGAATCTTATTCGCTATCTCCGTACCAACACCATTACCCCCTAAAGCATGATAGGCGGTGTAGACACGTTCAACAGTTTCCTTGTCCGCAATTGGCACGAACCCGTTATGCTCACGCTGTTCGTCAAACTGTTTCAGTTTGCAGAACAAGAGTTCTTTCACACCCTCGCGTAACGGGTTGCGTTTCGCATCGATTTTGCTTAACACCCATTGCACGAGAATAGTCACCGTCTGACTGCCGAGAATGGCGCACAATAATGCCGTCTCCATCAATGTTCCCAATCAATCGTGGGCATGTTGAAATCGTAAGTGATTTTCATTGTCTGCCGACTGTTCTTAGTCACCGGCTTATCCAATCGGGCACGACTGAAATACTGGGTGCCAAGATACAATCCAGTATAAACGTTTTCATAAGCTAAAGCGAATTCGCCAATGAACGTCATGCATTGAAACGGTGATGCTTCCCAACGTGCGCATGGTTTCAACACGTTAGCATTATCGTCAATATCATATACGCGATTACCGATTAGGACACTGTTTTCCTCAGGCATGGCAGAAATAGCATAATCATAATTGCCTGTGAAAGTTTTTTTAAGCTCGAACGAGGTTGAATATTCTCGCACCTCGGTGTTTGAAATAATGATGAAAAATGAGTCACGAATAGCGGAGTAAGAAATCGCTTGACAATAATTACCAATATTATGTGTTGTCACATCAGTTAAATCAGACACCGGCGCGCTGTAAACAGACTGACTATTAACCCAATAAATGGAATGATTATACGCGGTTAAACTTGTCGTACCATCCAAACCGGCACCAGACACTTGTACGGCTTGCCTATTCCACGTATCACCGTTAAGTCGTGTAATCCAATCATCAACCGTGAAGGCGACAATCCTATCAGTGTCCGGTGTGTAAATCTTGCCATCACAGTAAGTCACTGGCCAACGAACATTGAAATCTGTCAAAAGTTGGTATCCAGCCTTATAACTTGGATTATCTGTGGATGGGCCACTATAAATACTTTGGAAAGTGCCGTTCCCTTGCGATGTTGAAAAATCAAACACGAAACGCAAAGAGTTAGCCTTGCGATATGATTCGTCTTGGTTGAAGCTACACTCGTTAACATTATTAGAAACGTATTGATGATAACCGTAACTCAGTGGAGTGCCGTGAATCACACGTTCCCGAGTGTTTACAGGCCCCGCGTAGTCGGTCAGGATAAACGCACTATTAAGCGCATACTGGTTGAAACCATACCTATTCCGATACAAGTTCGTCCCATCATGCAACATCATGAAATACGCGTTTACATACTTGCGTAACGCGCCATAAACGAACGGGCTAACATAATTATCATGCTCCGCATGGTCTACAATCCGCCCGTCCTCCATCACATCAACGGCCACATGCCCTTTCACGTGCGGCATGATATTCAACCGTTCCACTGACTCGTTCAAAATATTTTCCCTCACTTTCAAAGCGTCACCGTGACACTCACGTCAAGTTCATTTACTATAATTTTAGTCGAACCAGTCAAACCAAGCGTACTCAAGTCAAACGTGGTAGACCCGTCAACAACAGCAGACATTTCACGTTGACTTTTATCCGGCAGAATAAGCGTAAACACGGTATCATCCTCGGCGTTAGTGATTGTGAGCGTCTTATCCTCAAGCCACACAATCGGATTAACAACGTCTTCAGTTTCACGCCACTCCGTCTTAAACCGTTCCACAGTTTCAGCAACCGTAGTGTCGTTACGTTCCGGGAACATGACAGACATTGCATCATCCACGCTACGCCATTCGCGTTTAAAACGTTCCACAGCGTCAACCACGCGCCTGTCAGGACGTTCGTTAGTGATACCACCATACGCCCCCTTAGCACTGATATAGATTTGCGCGTCATTGATAGCGAGACTACCAGCACCACCATGCTTCAGATACAAGTCAAGCGTGGTCTGGTCATTACTGCTCACGTTCGTAATCAGGAATGGGAGTCCGATAGTGACATACCCTTCCGCGCATGTCTGCATGATACGCGGGCCCGCCTTCTCACCGTTCAAAAGAAAATAGCCTTCAAGCAGTCCAGCAGTCGTGGTTTTGACTGTTAGACATAGATTGCACTCAAGTATGGTATCCGAATAAACATTAATGCTCAACGGCAGGACTCGCGTGGCCGTATCACCTAGCGTATATTCCGTGTCGTTGAATGCTTGGAATACGCTAGCCTCCGTCGTGGATGTAGTATCGCCGGTAGTATCATCGGTAGCAATCGTAAACGATGGTGGCACGTAATCCAATGTCACACTATCGTCATCGTGAACGCTGGACGTGTGGATAACACTAACCGTTGTCAACACGCGCACGTCAAGCACATTATCCCAAACGTACGCTTGCTGACCCAAACGTAAATCACTGATACCGTCAACAGCTGTTAAATCGTAAGATAGCGTCGGATAGGCGGACACGGAGAGTTTCTTCCTCGCATCATCCAGTAGATTCTGCACGACGGTGTAACGTTCGTCCTGCCATTCCTGCCGTTTTGTGAATCGGGCGCGTGCCTCATTCTCACTCATGCCCAAAGACGTGTACCAGCCGAAGTCCTCCACCAACTCACTTCCGTGATTCACGTTCGCCACAGTCAGCCCGTTGGCGCCGATAGGATGCAATACGGTGCAAGTCGGCGGCGTCTCAGTCTTCTTAAGATTCGCCATGTTGACATCATAATTAAACACGACACCGGAAGGCGTCATATCCCGTTTGATAAACGAAACTTTACGGTGCGCGGAATCGAACGATAACACTTGGTTAGACTGATTCGCCAACCACGTCAACAATTCCGTGACCTTTTTGCCTTGAAGGTCGGCGTAAATCGTGCGCGTATCATCCTCAATCGTTCCAACCGTCCACAACGTGTTAGACAACAATTGCGTGACTGCCGCGCTCAACTTCGCCTTTTCAACTTGGAATGACTCAACCTCGATACTCGCCATTTCAGCTTGCGCTTCATCCGCGACAATTTCACACGTCTCCGTGTCGCGCGTGCGGTTCACTTCGTTAATGACGAACCGACGGTGTTGAAACAACAGTTCCATGTCCCCCACAACGTCTGTGGCTTCGTCAGTGCCAACGGTGACGGTGAGCTGATTAGTAGAGTCGGAACGTTGGTCAAACGTCCATTCCGCGCGTGGGCTGAGCGTGCGGAGTTCATGCCCCTGCAAACCCACAAGGGTAATAGTATCTTCAGCGTCCATTACAGCCACCTTGCAGTATACGAACCATTGCCGCCGCATTCAGGGTAGAATCTAATCGTGTTCCCAGTCTGCCTTAATTTCGGGAACGTGCCGGACGTTTCCAATACTGTGAGCTTGTTATTGACGGTGACAGTGCGTGTCTCGCTGTTGACCACTATCACGTCCCCTTGAGCGACTTGCATATCCAAGGTGAGCACGTCGCCGTTAACATTCATGTTGAAATTGTTGGCGGACTCATTCACCACCAGATTCAACACCGGTTCCACATTGTAATTAGTGTGCAACATGTCAGTCGGGAGCGTGTCGAAATCAATATCATACACGGCACCATGACGGAACGGGTCAGGACACGTGAACGTGATAGTACCACTCGCGTAAGTCTCATGCTCTTCCAAGTCAATCGCGCTAACGATAGCCTGATACATGCCCTCTTGGTCACTGAAAGACAAACTAGCGGGCACGTCGGTAGCCAACACGCTCATAAGCTTAGACGCGTAAGATGGCATCATCTGAAAGCAATAGCCGATAACGGTTACTTCCACTTTGATATCACGCGCGGGATAACGATTGCCGACGAATCGGCTACCGTGCGCACCCTTATATGCTACCGTGGTCACGTCCGGGCTGACGAACTCGCGGCCCGTCACGTTACCGATATAAAGCACGGTGTCAGGTAGGACGGTAGCTAAATCAGTGTTATTGAAAACGATTCTCAATTTCACACCCTCTTCAAGTCACGACGTTGCAAACGGTTCAATTCCTGAGCAATCAGACGAATATCATTATCAGAACGCACCTGCATACTCTGAATAACAATACTAGTCTGCGGAATCGCTGACGTGACACCACTAGCAGAACTTTCAAACACCGGCAGTGAGCCAGTAGAAGTAGTCGGCACCTTAACCGCGTCCACCATATCCAAACTCAACGAGTCCAACGAGTCCATCAAGCCACTCGTATTCGCCTTGATACCCATTTCGATACCGGACGGAATATACTTGCCAACTTCTTCGGCCATGACTCGCGACGGGGAGTGAATACCCAACGCCTGCTTAGCCCACTTGACGATATTCCCACCGAAGCCGAGAATATTATTACGCACCCAGTTAAACATGTCACTGATACCATTCCACAAGCCGCGAACGATATTACCGCCAGCATCCTTAAGCCAGTTCACCGCGCCATTGAAACAATCCCTGATTCTGCCGGGGATACCCGTGATGAAGCCCACTGCCTCATTGAATCTGTTCACGATAGCGTCCTTGGCTTCTTGGAATTTGCTCCCGAACCATGCGCCAATATCGTTGAAGAAACCCTTGATTCTGCCGGGGATACCGCTGAACCAATCTGTGACAGCGTTCCACGCGTTTTGAATGTTCGTCCCAGCGTCGGTGAAAAACTTAGTAATGTTATCCCAGATGTTTTGGAAGAAGTCGCAAAGGTTTTGCCACAAGTCTTGCATGGTCTGACAGAAGTCCTGCCATGCTTGCTTACCCGCGTCAGTCTGCGTGAAAAAGTAAACCAACCCAGCCACAAGCGCCGCCAATAGCGTTATAACCAACACCATCGGATTAGCCGCCATAGCCGCGTTAAACAACCATTGCGCTACTGTGGCGGCAGTCTCCGCAAGACTGAACGACTGAAGAAAACCGACCACGGTACTAATGATTTGCGCTGTCTTGAACACGGCAAAACCGGCGCCGATACCAACAAGTGCCGAAACAATCCACGTACTATTCGCACTAAACCAATCGGAAAATGCTTTCAGGAGGTCAAGCGCTGGCTGGATTGAATTGCCGACTGCTTCGAACGCCTTGCCGACAACACTACCAACACTACCCAGAATATTGGCTAACCCACTCCAATCAGTGTTATTAACGAAGTCGGTAAACTTCTTCGTCATATCAGTCAAACCGTCTAAGAAGCCCTTAACAAATGGGGTGAACGCGTCACCCAGTGTGCCACTCATGGTACGTTTGAACGCTTCCCACTGTTGACCGATGCTCATTGTGCTGTCTGCGGCTTCATCTGTAGCACCCTTGATATTTTCATAACTGTTCGGCACGTTGCCGAGAGCTTCAATCATACCAAGCGCATTATCCTCGCCAAGACTAGACCAAAGCGTTGAAGCTAGACTGGCTTCCTTGGTTTTGTCGGTCATGGTGCCCATCTCACCAATGACCGCGTTCAGCACGTCTTCCGCAGTGGCCTTACCACTCTTGAAATTGTTGAAAACGTCCTGAGTACCCTTTGAAAACTCTCCAATACTCTGCTCGATACGCCCGTCCGTCAGAGAGGTAAGGAACTCATTAAGGAAGTCTCCCACCTTGTCCAATTGGTAGGCGCCACTATCCACGCCAGCCTGAAGCAGTGAGAAATATTCTTGCGCGGACGTACCGGCTTCAGCCCACCGGCCACCATACTCGCTAAGATTATCAGCGAGTTCGTCCGTATAGTTCAGACCATTCTGCATACCCTTCGTCATAAGGTCGGTGGCATCCTGCGCGCTCAAACCGAATTTTTCCATAAGGACTTTTACGCCACGCACGCTCTCACCAGCGTCCGCGTCAAAGGTTTGCGCCCACACTTCCGTTGCCTTGGTGACAGTGGTCAAATCACCCTCACCAATGCCACGAATCACAGAACTGACGTTAGACGCGACATTAGCCACGTCTTCCAAACTCTCACCCCAACCTTGCCGGTACAGTTCTCCAGCTACCTTGCCAGCATTCTGTGCGGCCACACTACCCTTGCCAAGTTGAGCGTCCAAAGTGCCTTGCACGTCAATCTGACTAATAGCCGTATCAATACCCGTTTTGAACACGCCACCGACCGCGGCCAGTGCGCCACCGATACTCGCGACCTTGACTAGCTTGCTAGGCAGGTTCAAACCTAAACCGTCTGCAAGTTCGCTAATACCGTCGAACGTTTTACTGAACGCGTCCTTAATACTTGGCGCGTTCTTGCCACCGTTCTTGCCAACGTCTTCGGTGGCCTTGTCCGCCTGCTCCGCTGACTCTTTAATATCATTTGTGGCGTTCTGGATGTCCTTGACGCCTTTTTCATAGCCGCTAGTGTCTATAACGGCATCGAAACGAATTTCACCCGCTTGCGCCATGTCACATTCCCCGTTCCAATTGCTTCACGTATTGTTTTAACACTTTGTCTCCCTTTTTTGCTTGCGACGCTCCAACCGCAACATACATGTCATTCACGTGTAGTATGCGGTCACGGATTGCGAGACTCCGCCCCGCATACAATAAGGCGATGAAAGTCTCGTAACTCACCTCGTCAGCTAGTACGTCACGGATAGCCTGCCAGCCATAATATTTGCCGAACTCGGCTAACAGTAGTTCATCATCACGAAAAAACGCCGAAGCCTTAGACTTGCTCTCAGCCTGCCGCATGGCTTTAAGCTTTGCTAACTGCTCCGGCGTAAAATCGTCAATGACCTTATGCACCGTCATTGACTACCCCCGTTAGAAATACGTTTTGCCGAAAACGAAACGCATAATCTGCCGCATAACCGCCTGATATGCTAGCGGGTATTTCTGTTCCGCTTCCTCAGCCCACGTTTTAAACTCGTCGGTCGGGGAGACGAGCGGGATAAGCAGATTGCACAAGTCGTTTTGAATCTTCAACAATTGCTTACTACTCATGTCCTGAGCGTTCAACGCCTGAAGCGTTTTCACCTTGTCCATGAACTTCAGGTAAGTGCCCGCACCCATAGGATTCACAGTGAACACGGTGCCTTCTGGATTATTGGAGGTAATCAGTTTGAAGGTGTGTTCCTCGGTTTGTTCGCGAGTATCGATAGTGACGATTTCAGACATGGTTTAGTCTCCTTACTTCTGGACGGTGTTGGCTTTTGTCGAGTCCGCCACGTCAACGTACTGCTGCTGTTCCGGGTCATACTTGGTACGCTTAGACGGGTCACTGCAACCGAAGTTCACGTAACCCTTCTCGTCCGGGAGCATGGTAACGTTCAGTTCGATAGTCACCGGGTCACTCGTGCTACCGATAGTGAACTCGCCACCGTTTTGGATTAGAGCGGCGGGGATATACACGTCGTTAGTGCTATCCGTATCGCACGTGTTGTGAATCACGATTGGTTCACTAGTGATTGCGGAGCATTCTCCAGCGCCGAAAGTGACCTTGGTTCCTGCCGTGCCCTTGGTTGCGAGACTTGGGAAGATACGGGCAAGCACTGCCATGTTCGGAATGATGAGTGGAATAGTGGCACTGATTTCGCTATAGGTGCCGGTAGGAATACTAATAGTTCCGGCTTGACTTTCCACGTCCACCGTGTTTGGGGTGAGTGTGATGGTGATACCATCGGAGCCGACGAGTTCGGGTGAGAATTCTTCTTGCCCGATGTATACGGTTTTCTTGCCGATTAGACTGTAGTCTGTGGTGGCCATGTGGTGTTACTCCTTATTGAGAATGATTATCGTTTTCCTTGGTTTCTAGTTTATCACTTTTACCCCGCTTAAGTCTGGGAGTGGGTAGGTTATGGTGAAGTGGATGCTTTTCACGTAGTGTCCTTCACTGTCTACCGCGTCTAGGTCTATACTGCTTGCGGGGCTTATGGTGAGTTTGTTGTAGACTATTGGGCTTTCGGGTTGGCAGCTTAGCGTGCATTGGTCTACGAGTGTGGTGTTGATGTATTCCATGAGTTTTAGTAGGTATTCGCCTTGTCGGATTATATCGTAGGAGCGTGTGCTTACTGTGAGTTGGTCAGTATAATGCCCGTTGCCGTTGCTTACTGTGGTTGAGGTTATCCATATGCCATCTTTACTGCTGACTGCGCCAGTGTCTAATATGGGGCTTTCGTTTACGAAGATGGTTTCCCCATAGGTGCCGAAGCCGTGTTCTGCTAGGTCTAATGCTACTGCCAGTTCAATCATTTTAGTATCCTTTGGAAGTAATTGTCCGCGTGGGCTTGGGCTTTAGCTACTGCACGATGCAGGTAGAATCTTGTGCCGGGTTGTCGATGGTTTTCGTATTCTCGTCGTTTGGCGTATGGGACTCTGCCGCCACCGAATGCGACATAGCCTTTCATGCCTTGGAGTTTGAAACGGCCTGAATCTTTCAATAGTCCGGGGTGTTTGTCTTCGGGTGCTTTGCCGATTGGAGCGTTGGTTACAGCGTCCTTGTGTATGTCGGTGAGCATATGGGCTAATCCATTGCGCATGACTTGACGGCCTTGCTCGTACACGCCTTTATTGATTGTGACGCGTAGGCTCATAGTGTGCTCCTTCCGTAGGGTTGAGCGTAGACGGTGATGAATCGTGTTTTCCCGGTGGTCATGTCGTCGCCTTGACTTGCTTGAGTGATTTTGAACGCCCGGTTTTTGGTTTTGACTGTCAGGCCTAACAGCATGTCGGGGTCTCGCAGGTCTGCTGGTATGTCTTCGACTTGCAGGTGGAATCGGCGAGTAGCGATACGTACACCATAATCGCCGAACGCGTCCGAGTTGGTGGAACGTTTGATTATCGCGTGTACGTCTGCTAGCTTCTTGTTGTTTCGTTCACTACTCGCATACTTCCATAGTCCGACGGTTTCCACTTGGTCGGGGAAGAGGGTAAAAGGATTACAATCCAAGACCATCACCATCTCCAATCCAATACGGTACTACTGGGAGTGTGTTGGGTGTCGCGATACCTCCCACACCTAACGGCTTCTCGCAGAGACTCCACATGTTGATAACGCTAAGATATGGTTGGATTGCTTGAGTGAGCGTGTCGGTGGAGGTGTTACGTTGGTAGGATACGCTAACGTCTTCGATACTCTTGCTGGTGATAATATCCGTTTCGTCCGCATGTCGTTGCATTGCACTAACCATGCCTGACAACACGGCTTGCAGACTAGCCGGGAGAGTATCGAAACCATATGTTCCGGTGACGGTTACGACAGTGCCCGGCTGTGTCTTGGTTTCGAGGGTGAGCGTGTTGCCGTACATTTGTTCTACTTGGCCGGTAATGTAATCCATGTCGCCAACAGTCGAGTTGAACGTGAATGCGACTGGATTATCGTTAACCGTCACTTTGGCGATACTGCTATACCATGCTGGGAGCACAATTGTTTGCCCATCTTCACACACGATGGCTGGGTTGACTCCGGTAGCTTGAGACACCATCGCACCACATAAAAGTTTCTGCAATGCGGGCAGTATAGTCGGCAACCATTTACGAGCATTATCGCCACCAATATTCTCAATCGGGATAAAAGACATTTTTCCTCCAAATATGCGAAAAAGGGCACCCCACATTTGGGATACCCCTACTATTCTACCGTTTACACGGTGGGCTTGATGGCGTCAAGAATCGCGTTCACAGTGGTGATAACGTCCGCCAGTTCCGCGTCACTCTGCAACTTGGTAAGCTTGCGGAGATTCGTGAGCACGGTTTCCGTATCCCCTAACTGGGCGCTGATACTGTCGCCCAGCTTGAGCGGGCTAGTACTAGTTCCGTCTCCTGCAAGACTATTGTCATGCGCGACTTGTGCGATGCCACCACCGGCGCCAGCACCAATATTAATGTGCGCACCCTTTTCATCCACGAAACTAACCTCGGTGACATGCTGAGACTTAGGCGCGTCACCGTCAGAAATGTGAGCATAAATGTTAGTCATATTCAATCCTTAATTAACGAGGGGTAGAGTATTTAACTCTACCCCGTTAGTTAGTCGGTCACTCCCCGGCCTTCGGAGTCAGCACGCCAGCACTCTTAACCTTCATCAGAGCACCACCCGCGAAAATCTCCGACAGATATTCCTGCTCGTTAGTCTTCAGAGCGAAATTGGTGAAAGCACCGATAGACGTATCACCAACCACACCGAAAGCTTCCGGCACAATAATCACTGCGCGAGTCTTAGCGTCATCGGCATCAGTCCACCAATCAGGCGTGATAACCTTATCCACGCCCAAGTAGGCGGCGAGGTTATCATTGCCGTAGCCGACGAGCGGACGGCCAATACCATCGGCCGCAGTGATAATATCCACCTTGGTATCAGGGCTGAGCACAAGCACCTTAGTGCCGGTTGCCGTAATCTTGGATGCAAGGCCAACCACATCGAGCACGAGATTAGCACGAGTACCCTCGGCCGCACTCAGAACGAAATTCTTGCCCGCGAACTCGCTGGAAGTGTCCTTAGCATCGGTCTGCACGGAGCGGAAGAAATCAAGGTCAGTATAGCCGCCAAGAATAATCTGACGGTCGATAGCGTGCAGAATATAGTTCGGCATTTCAGCTAGCAGGTACTTCACGAGTGCGCCCGGCTTATCTGTACGACGAATATCACCCTTGTTAAGCACTGCATACTTGACCACGAAATCGGCGACAATCTTACGTTCCACAAGATTAAACTTCTGCGTCTTCTTCGAGGTGCCATAGTCTGCCACCTTGTAGCCGTGGGCGCGAGTGTCATCGGTCAAGCCTGCCAGCTGAGCGCCAACGGTGAAGCTGTCAACGTCGAGCTTGCGATACAGCGGCCACAGCTCAGAAGCCTTGTTGAGTACGTCTTCAATCTCGGTAATAACCGAAGTCGGGACAAGCTTGCCAACACTAGCTTCATCGATGGAAGAGTTGTCGGAATAGGCGTGACGTGCCAGTTCCTCACGCCAAGCATTCTTAAAGCCCTCCATGCCCTGATTATCGGTACGCCACAATGCTTGCTCGTACGCCTTGGTAGCGTCCTCACTCTTCAGCCAGTCCTTCAGCGGGTCACTGGCCTTGGCGAGAGACTGACGAGCACCGCCCGCACTGTTGATGATGATGTTGGTTCGACCATTAGCCACGGTGTCACCCTCCTTACTGTTTTCTGCCTCGTTGGACTGTACCGGTTCTTCCGGTTCGGTGTTGTCACCGTTCTTTTCGGTCAGTCCATTGATAGCGTCCGTGATTTGGTCAATCAAGGTTTGTGCTTCATCCTTGGTGAGATTGTTCTTGAGTTCCATTATTTTTCCTTCGATATCGTTTAGACTACGGAAAACCGCCTTGCTATCGGCACCACGGTAGACCACGCTAATCTCAACGAGTTCGGCGTTATGGATTACACCGTTTTCGTCGGGGTCAGAATCGAAGTCGATTGTGATACTGAAAGAGTTCGTTAGCATTCCTTCACTTGCCAACTGTTGTACGTTCTGGCCTTGCTCATTGTCGCTTAGTCGAGCCTGAGCCATTAATCCGTCATCATCAAACCAAAGTTTCTCGATGATGCCGACTTGCGCCGTGATGCTAGGCATATGGTCGAGCAGTAGCGGCAAGGTCAGTCGGTCAGATTCGGTCAGGTCGGCTACGAGCTTGAGTTGGCCGTCGTTCACGGGGGCTTGCAGTGTTGCAAGGTCTACCGTGTAGCCATTGGTCATGCGCGTACCGGAGTTGGCAAGGAATGTCAACGTGCGCCCGTCGCTGCTTGCGGTTCCCGCGTCGCATACGATGGTCTGTTTCATTCATTCTTCCTTACGTTTGTTTCGAGCGTCCTTCTAGGGCTTTATTGCTCTACGAACTATTCTAGCACCTTAATGGGAATCATTCTTATTAAGGTGACCCAATGAACTGACTATGGTTTTTTCCCGGTCGCTGAGCGGCCATACTATCGCGTCCTCCGCGGCCTTCAGTTCCGCGGCCTTCAGTTCCGCGGCCTT